CCAATGTGAAGATGGTCATTTGCGGCCACTCGCACACCAGGAAAGTGCAGCAAGGTTTTAGCCAAGGCGTTGAGTACCGAGTGCTCCCGCGAGGAGTGAACACGGTGGAATATGTTTGAAAAGATTTGCGGCGCTTGCGGTTCAGAGGACGTGAAGATCGTAGCGAGCGGCGCTATTTGGTGCCCTGAGTGCGAGAACATCGACGGGATCGATAACGTCGAGGCGCAAGAAACGGCGCACACGGATGACGACGACATGCTCGTCGAAGAGGCGGGACAATGGGAAGATTAAAGAAATTTTGGATTCAATTAAAGCTCCTGCCTCTGCGCTTCAAGGTCTTCTACGGCCAGACGCTCATGCGCTTTGGAATCGTACCCGCGGCGCTTATCCGTGACTTCCAACCCAATCCGATGCTCAAGTATCCGCGAAATGAAAACTGTTGGTGCGGAAGCTACAAGAAAGCAAAGCATTGCTGTCTGCCAAAGCAAGCGCCTGTGATGCCAGCCGACATGGTCCCTAAACTGAAATCGTTTATTAACCAAGTGCTCCTGATGCAGCGATCAAACGATAAAGGGATCAAACTTTTATGAGTTTGATTGATGAGAACATCAAAGAGAATGTGCTCCGGGGACGCGCTACCGATCATCAATTCGCTGAGCGACTGCGCGAGTATAATTTAGATATGGCAGTTGGAGATGTTCTTCGGCGTATTTCGCCCGGAGAAGTACCCGACCGTTTGCGCGGGCGCATCCGGCCCGGAGACATGCTGCCGGAGTTGCCTGCACCGCCGGTTGAGTACCCAAACCGCGAGGCGATGGCCAAACTTCTAGAACAGTCTTTCAAGATTTGCTGCGATCTAGCAAGGGAGCTGCAAAAATGAGGATGTTCAACTTTGCGGAGACGCGAATTGATCTTGATCGCATCGTCTCTTATCGCCCGCTTCCCATGAGAATGGCCAAAGGCCCGCTAGGTCTTACGGCTTTTCAAGATGTAGTTTTTCAATTGGTGACAGAGCCCCCGAGCCAATTGCGAGTCACGTTGCCCGCTACATCAATGGCTGAGTGGCTGAAAAAGCTTGATGAGGCTATCGCTAAGAAATGAAAAAGGTCTACTGGTTTGGAGAGTGGAAACCGCTTTGGATTTTCATCCGTGTTTTTAAATACACTTTCCACGCTAGGGACCTGATCGAATACCCCGACCCGATCAACATGGAAAAGCGCAGACAGCGCATTGGCCGATTTGGTTTTTATCTTTGGTGGGGCGAGATCACGTGAGCGAAGCTTGGGAGCGGGCAAGAGCTCGCATCAAGCGTTGGCGTGAGAACGTCTCGCTCTTTGCCTATGAGAATTTCGGCTTTGAGCCTGATGTCTGGCAAAAAGAAGTCTTTGATGTCTTCCCGTCAATGGAGCCTGACAAGCGTCGCATCGCTATGCGCGCATGTGCTGGCCCCGGTAAGACTGCGGTTGAAGCAATTCTTGGTTGGAACTTTCTCTCGTGCTACGGCGCAAAGGGAGAGCATCCAAAAGCTGCCGTCATGTCGATGTCGGGCGCCAATCTTCAGGATAACCTTTGGGCCGAGCTCAACAAGTGGCAACAGAAATCAGAGTTCCTGCGCTCAGCTTTTAACTGGAACCAAAAACGAATCTGCGCAAATGATCACCCAGAGACTTGGTTCATGTCGGCGCGCTCGTTCCCAAAGACTGCAAACGCTGATGAGATCGGAAGGACGCTCTCGGGCCTTCACTCAAAATTCATTCTCTACATTATCGATGAGTCAGGCGATATCTCACCAAACGTTTTGAAATCAGCCGAGCAGGGCCTTTCAACTGGTCCGCTCTTTGGAAAGATCATTCAAGCGGGCAACCCTACGTCACACACTGGAATGCTTTACGAGGCTGTAGCAAACGGCGACCAATGGCATTTGGTGCGTATCACGGGTGATCCGGATGACCCGAGAAGATCAAAGCGTATCGACATTGAGTGGGCTCGTGCGCAAATTAAGAAGTACGGGCGCGACAATCCTTGGGTCATGGCTTTCATCTTGGGCGAGTTCCCCGCATCAGCGCTCAACTCGCTACTCGGCCCCGAGGATGTCGAAGCGTCGATGCAGAAACACTACGGCGAGGAAGAATACAATTGGAGCCAAAAGCGCCTTGGTGTCGACTGCGCGAGATTTGGTGATGACGATACTGTGATCTTTCCGCGCCAAGGCTTGGTTGCTTTCAAACCTGTAGTCATGAAAGGCGAGAAGACGCCAGCGATCTCAGCCCGGGTTGCAAAAGCTAAGATCGATTGGGGTTCTGAAATGGAGTTCGTTGATGGCACTGGCGGCTTTGGTGCTGGCGTGTGCGATAACTTGGAACTCGCAGGATACTCTCCGCAAGAAGTTCATTTCAGCGGCAAGTCTCCCGAGCCCAGCTACTACAACATGAGAGCCTACATGTGGTTTAAGATGGCCGAATGGGTTAAGAAAAATGGAGCACTTCCAAATGATCCGACACTCGCTAAAGAACTGATCGCCCCCAAATACTATTTTAAGAACGGGATGTTCCTCCTTGAGGACAAAGATCAAATCAAAAAGCGTCTTGGATTTTCCCCTGACAGAGCTGACGCTTTGGCTCTCACATTTGCAATTGCAGACCAACCTGCAAGCAATTCTCTGTTTGCACTCAGGGACAAATACACCAAAGGCGGGCCGAGGGGGCACCACGCCGAAAGCGACCCAATGTCAGATGAGAAGTTCGGATGATAAGCTACGCGCCAGCTTCTTGCTTGACGCTTTGGATCGAAGGCAAAACTCTTTTCGCGAAACATTTTGTTGAGATCGCGCACCGGGATGATCACTTAAAACCCGACTTCCAAGGAGTTTTGCGCGCTGAAGAAGCCGGACACGTGAGGGCTTTTGAGGCGCGCAAAGACGGCGAGCTTGTTGGATACATGGTGTTTTTTGTGCAACGCTCGTTACTGTTTCAGCATCTCGAGGCGATTTGCAATCTCCTGTTTATCGACCCCCAGCATCGCGGTTTTGGCGGCGAGTTCATCAATTGGTGTGAAGAGCAACTCAAAGCCGAGGGCATGGCTGACATCTTCCACCATGTGCCCGTACGTCGTGACTTTTCGCCGCTTCTCGAGCGAAAAGGCTACAAATTAGTCGATAAAGTTTTCGTCAAAAAACTTCTATAACGCACCGTTCTTTGTGACCACATTGCCTTTTTCTGGGGTTGACCGTACCGTAAGAGCTACGGGGACAAACAGGGAGAGAGCAAACGCATGGGTAGCGGAGGCAACGGAGCATCTCGCGGATCAGCTCAAGGTATTGTCGCTGAACAACGCCGCAAAAAAGCTGAAGATGATTTGCAAGCGGCTCGCGATCTCGTCGAAAACGACGCCAAAGAAGAGCAAGCTTTTCTCGATCAAGAAGTCTTAAAAGCCCAAAACGCTGAGACCCTTCTCGCCCAAAAACAAAAGCGTAGAGCATCCGGCGGCCGTGCCGCTTCATTTGCACTTGGTGCCCGCACTGCCCCCTCAAACGCTTACAACCGTAAAACTCTTTTGGGGTCCTAAATGGGAAAAAGAAAAGAGTTTGAAATCCTCGGTGCGCAACTCGATCAAGAGTTTTCTACATTCAAAACGCACTACCAGGACTTGGCCGACTTCATCCTTCCGCGCCGTGCTCAGTTCACTTTGACTGACACCAATCGCGGCGATCGTCGCAATCTTAAGATCATCGATTCAACCGGGAGCTCCGCCGCGGGCACGCTGCGCGCAGGGCTCATGGCTAACGTCACCTCGCCAGCTAGGCCGTGGTTCAAATTGACGTCGCCCAACCCGGTCTTGCAAGAGAACGACTCAGTCAAGCAATGGCTTGATGACACCACGCGGGAGCTCAACCGAATCTTTCTTAAGTCAAATATCTATAACGTGCTGCCGATTGTTTACGGAGACCTTGGGGTTTTCCAAACGGGCTGTATGTTTATTGATGAAGACGCGGAAGAGTGTTTGCGCTGCTACGCTTTTCCGATTGGTTCGTACCGAATTGCGAACGATGAAAAGGGCCGAGTGCGCGTATTCATGCGCGACTTCCGGATGACGGTTCGTCAGCTCATCGCCAAATTCGGTTACGACTCAGGCGAGGAGAAAACCAAAGAAAACATTCACTGGGAACGCTTCTCGACAATGGTGAAGTCAGCCCACGATCAAGGCTCGATGGAGACTTGGGTTGATGTCCGTCATTTCGTAACACCAAACGACGAGCACGATCCGCGCAAACTTGAATCAAAGTACAAAGCTTTTTACTCTTGTTACTACGAGCGCGGTTGCGGAAACTTAACCGCGACAGCTTACACGGATGACAACGCTGAAAAGTTTCTAGAAGAAAAAGGCTACGACTACTTTCCGGTCCTAGCTCCTCGCTGGGAAGTCACGGGCGCTGATTCTTACGGCACCGATGGCCCCGGTATGCGCGCTCTTGGCGATATCAAATCTCTGCAATTGATGCACAAGCGCATGAGTCAGGGTGTTGAAAAGCAAATCAATCCCCCGATGGTCGCATCAAATGCGATGAAGAATCAGCGCAGTTCAATTGTTGCGGGCGATATCACTTACGTACCTGATCTCGGTGCAAGTGGTAACGGATTCCGTCCGGCAATTGAAGTTAAACCTGATCTTGCTGGGATGTCTGTTGTGATCCAAGACACCAGAGCGCAAATTAAAAAAGCATTTTACGAGGACTTGTTCCTCATGCTCTCAAATCTCACCAGGCGCGAAATGACCGCGACTGAAGTTGACGTAAGACAAGAAGAAAAACTTCTGGCTCTTGGTCCCGTGCTTGAGCAACTGAACCAAGACTTGCTTGATCCGACAATCGATATCGGCTTCTTCCTTGCGCTCAAGCAAGGCAGATTGCCTGAGCCGCCTCCTGAACTCGCGGGCGCTGATCTTAAAGTTGAATACATCTCGGTCATGGCGCAAGCGCAAAAGCTCGTCGCTCTGAACGCGGTTGAAAGATTCTTTGGTGGCGCTGAGCGCATTGTTGCCGCCAATCCCGAATCAAAAGACAAGCTCGACTACGATCAAATGATCGATGAGTACGCGGACATTCTGTCGGTTAGATCGCGCATCGTGCGTTCTGACGCTGATGTCGAGAAGATCAGAAAACAACGCGCGAAACGAATGCAAGAACAAGCGCAAATGGAAAACGTCGAACGGATGTCCGTTGCGGCTAAAAACTTGGCTGCGGCCCCGATGGACGGGGACAATGCTCTGACCCAAATCACAAGCGGCGACGCTGTAGCTTAAAGGAGAAACGCAACATGAACTACTTTCGAAACTTACTAGCCTTGGTGGCTCTCACGCTTGCGACGCCGTCGCTTGCGGGTGTCCGGGCGTACAACGCATCGGGCGCAAATCTCGGATCTTATGCAAGTGTATTCTGTTCAACTGGCGTGACGTGTGATGAGTCCGGCGGAAAACTCCGCATGCGCGCATCTCCCACTTACGCCGCAGCTCCTACCTTCACCATCGGTGACGGAACCGCTGAAGATATCGGCTTTATCTACGACGGCAACGCGCAAGACTTCATCGTAGGTCTTGACGATTCAGTCGATAAGCTCGTCATCTCGCTTGGCGCCACCCTGGGCACAACCAACCGCATGGCGTTTAACTCAGCTGACTTGAACATCGTATTGGGCGATGCCTCGGCGGCTGACGTCGGCTTTATCTACGACGGCAACGCAGTTGACTTTAACGTCTCGCTTGACGATTCGACCGACGATCTTGTCATCGGTGTCGGCTCGACAGCCGGAACGACCGACGCAATTCGCGTTGATGGTGCAACTCAAGATGTTACTTTCGTCCAGAATGTTGTGGGTCTTGGGACCGATTCAGTTAGCGGCTTCCTTCAAAAGCACGTAACGGCTACCGCGACCACGATCACCGCGGCTCAGTGCGGATCGACGTTTAAGAACGCTGGCGCAATTGAGATTGAACTGCCCGAAGCCTCGACTGTTGTCGGTTGCCGCTTGACGTTCATCGTCGGTAACGCTTCCGCGTTCACGATCGATCCCGATGCAGCTGACTCGGTTGTCCTTCTCACCAACGCCGCGGGCGATTCACTTATCGCCGATGCGATTGGTGAATCGATGGTCATCGAAGCGATCTCAGCTTCGGCCTGGGCGCCTGTCGGCGCAGTTCAAGGAACCTGGACGGATTCAGACTAGTCATGCAAACGAATGCCGCAAATCCCGCAAAAGTTAAAGAAGCGGGAGACCGTGAAAAGCTTTTAAAGAAGCAAGAGACGGAAGACTTGAAAGCTGTTTTGTCCAGTGTTGCCGGTCGTAGATTTCTACATAGGCAACTTTCAGTGTGCGGCATCTACCGGACCTCTATGACTGGAACCGTTTACACGTACTACAACGAGGGAGCGAGGCAAGTTGGCCTCAATCTCATGGCCGAGATCGAAGAAGCGGACATCGAAGCCTATGCGCTTTTGGTCCGCGAAAATAGAAAGGTAAGTTCATAATGCCCGAATCTAAAACGGAAGTGACTCCTACAGAAACAAAGAGCACTTCTGAAAAACTATACCCTGAACACAATCCCAAGGAGACGAAAGTCGACGCGCCGAAAGACGCGAAGACCGACGAGGTGCCTCCTGTGAAAGTGGAAGGGGAAAAACCTAAAGAGACTCCGAAGCCAGAAGGTGATCCGCCAGCTGTACCCGCGAAGTATGAGCTTAAGATCCCCAAAGATTCGCCCTTGAACGAGGCACAGGTCGCCGAAGTTACTTCCTACGCAAAGGAAAAAGGACTCACCAACGACCAGGCGCAAAGCGTTCTCGATCGCGATTCAGCTGTAGTTGCGGGGATTCTTAAGGAGCAAGCCACCAAATTCGACGCTGAAGTAGAAGGATGGAAAACGGCAGTGCACACGGACTCAGAGCTTGGTGGGAAACACCTCAATGAATCTGTGCTCCTGTCAAAGACCGTGCTCGAAAAGTTCGGAAGCAAAGCGCTCAGAGATGAGCTCAACGCGACCGGCTTTGGCAACCATCCTGAACTGATGCGTCTTCTTGTCCGTATCGGAAAAGCTTCTGAAGCGGCGAAACTTGTTCAACCGAATGCACCACAAGTGCCGGTCAAGATTTCGCGAGCCGATAAGTTTTACGGTGCTGACGCCGCAAAATCATAAGGAGAATTCTCAATGCCAGCATTGAATGCAAACGTTTTGACTCTGGCCGACTGGGCCAAGCGACTTGATCCGGACGGAAAAGTTCCGGATATCGTCGAGATGCTCTCGCAAACCAACGAGCTGTTGCTCGACATGGGTTGGCGCGAAGGCAACCTGCCCACCGGCCACCGTGTTACCGTCCGTACTGGTCTTCCGACCGCAGCTTGGCGCTTGCTGAACTCAGGCGTCCAACCTTCCAAGTCGCGCACCGCGCAGCTTGATGAAGGTTGCGGCATCCTGGAAGCGTGGAGCGAGATCGACAAGGATCTCGCCATGCTTAACGGCAACACCTCTGAGTTCCGCTTGAGCGAGGCGCAAGCCTTCATTGAAGCGATGAACCAAGAGATGGCCTCGACTTTGTTCTACGGAAACTCGGGCGTCTCGCCTGAAGAGTTCACGGGCCTAGCAGCTCGCTACTCTTCGCTGAGCGCTGCGAATGCGCAGAACATCGTCAACGGTCTTGGCTCCGATGCTTCCAACCAATCCTCCATTTGGTTGATTGTTTGGGGCGAGCAATCGGTCTGCGGTATCTTCCCCAAGGGGTCGATCGCGGGTTTGCAACACACGGATAAAGGCTTGGTGACGGTCGAGACGACCGCTGGCATCGCCGGAACCCGTATGGAAGCCTACCAGGACAAATGGCAGTGGAAGTGCGGTATCGCTCTTAAGGACTGGCGCTACGTCGTCCGTATTGCGAACATCGACATTTCTAACCTCGTCGCTGAATCGAGCGCGGCTGATTTGATCAAACTTATGATCAAAGCAATTCACCGCATCCCGAATTTGCGCATGGGCAAAGCCGTGTTCTACATGAACCGAACCCTTTTCCAAATGCTCGACATCCAACGCTACGACAACGTCGTGGCTGGTGGCGGTCTTGTGTACGACAAGGTCGACGGGTTCATGCAACCCAGCTTCCGCGGGATTCCCATCCGCATCTGCGACGCGCTTCTGGAAACCGAAAACGCAGTGACCTAATGAGCAATGTCCCAGGCCCTCAACCTATGAACCTTAACTTTTAAGGGAGAATTCAAAAATGATTTTAGATGCACAAGCGCGGTTCTCGAATGCTCAAGCCATCACGGCTGCGGCGGCGTCGACCGACTACATGGATCTTGGAGAAGACAGAAACCTTGGAGCCGGCGAAGAGCTCTACGTTGGCGTAGTGGTCACCGCTGCGTTTACGGACTCGGGCTCTGATTCGACGTTGGCGTGTTACCTGTATGGTGACAGCACCACGACCTTCACGCCCGACGGCTCGCAACTCTTGTTCACCATTCCGGCGCTTGCGCCGATTGGCTACAAGGCTTTTGCGCGCATCAACCCGGGATTTGCATCACGTTACCGTTACATCACGGTGCACTACATCCCGAGCACGGACTTGACCACTGGCGCGGTCTCGGCCTTCCTCGTGAAGAATCCTGATACGTTCCTCGCGTTCGCTGACGCAATCACCATTAGCTAAGAAGGAAAACTAGGCCATGAAAGTTAAAGCAACCCAACTCGGCTACTACGATCTAAAACGCAGACCTCCGGGCGCAGTGTTCGAACTCAACGACCCCAAACACTTTTCGAGTGTTTGGATGGCGAAGCTCGTCTCGCGCAAAGTGGTCTATGAAGAAGTCGAAGAAGACGAGACCGAAGACGGCGACATTGAAGACTTGCTCGGCACCGGGACTAAGAAAGCAGCGTCGTTAGTTCAACGGAGACCCGTTAAGAAAGTTGCAAAACCCATTAACGCTAAAAAAGGGGTTGCTAATTCGAGTGCTCGCCGGTCTTCCGGTGATCGCGAAGTGATCTAGCACCTTAACAAAGACAGCCCCGGGACGGATGTTATGGCCCCTTCCCGGGGCTTCTTTCCTAGGCCAAAAAGAAAGGCTCCAAAATGAAATCAGCCAGACCATCAGCGACTTTTACGCGACCGTCAAACAACACAACCTACGCGGCGGGCGAGGTCATGACGTCTGATCCGGCTGCGGTTCTTGCCTTCACCGGCATCCCCACCATTTCAGGAGGCGGAGCCGTCATTGAGAGCGCCGTCATCACGTCAAAGGCAAACGCCGCGACGAAACTCGACGCCGATCTCCTTCTGTTCTCGGCCACAATTTCTGATCTCGACGCCGATAATGCGGCTTTCACCCCAACGGATGCGCAGCTTGAGACCTTGGTGGGAGTCATCTCGTTTCCCACGGCCTCGTGGAAAGCCGGAGACGCCACGGCTGACGCCGGAGGGAATGCTTTCTGCGCGGTGAACAATCTCGGCCTTGTGGTCAAATCGGACGCGCTCTACGGGGTTCTGGTCGCGCGAAACGCATACGTCCCTTACTCGGGTGAAGTCTTTAAGATCACTCTTGGCATCGTCGAAGATTATTCTCGCAACGGTTCTTAATTTAAAACTCGAGGTGACGAATGGCCCAGACAACGGACATCGGAATCTGCAACTTGGCTTTAGGGCTCTTGGGGTCAGCGAATCGAATAGCTTCGCTGACCGAGCGCTCGGCTGAAGCTGTTGCGTGCACCGCCTTCTTTGATGAAGTGCGCGACGCGACTCTGCGCGATTTCGATTGGCCGTTTGCGAAGTCCATCGTCGCTTTAGTAGAAGCGGCAGACAACCCCACAACCGAGTGGGCTTACGCTTACCGCGTTCCTTCAACCTGTCTTAAAGTCCGCCGCATTCAAAGCGGCAACGTGCGCGAGGGCTACGGTGATCGTGTCAAGTATCTCCTAGCGTACGACGACAGCGGGCAAATCATTTTAACAAATGAAGCGTCAGCGATTCTTGAATTCACCAAGCGCATCACTGTTGTTGGTCACTTGCCCTCTGATTTCAGACTGACTCTTGCCGCCCATCTCGCAGCTTGGATCGCGCCTCAAGTTACTGGCGGCGATAAGTTCAAACTCGCCGAACGAGTGATGAAGTCCTATCTCCTTCGCATCGAAAACACTAAAGCAAACGCGCAGAGCGAAGAGAGCCCTCCGGAACTTGCTGAGTCAGAATTTATCCGGGGTCGCAACTAGGATGACAACAGTTTCGCAACGAGCTTTTTCGTCGGGCGAAATTGCGCCTGAGCTGTTGTCGAAAATTAATTTTGAAGCTTATCTAACTGGACTGAGGACTTGCAGAAACACTGTCGTGCGTCGTCACGGCGGTTTGCAAAACAGAACCGGAACTGAGTTCATTGCTGAGCTCGCAACGAGCACACCGATTAAGCTTGTCGATTTTGTCGTCGGAGCGGTTCGTTACGTTCTTATTTTCACTGACGGTCTAGTCCACTTCTCGCGCGACGGCGCGCTCGTTTATGAGACGGCCAAGAACATCACCGGCGCGAGCAAAGCAAGCCCCGGCGTCATCACGGCTGTTGCTCACGGCCTCTCAGTTGGCGATTGGGTGCGCGCGCAAAACATCGGCGGCATGACCCAGCTCAATGGCCGGGATTTCATGGTGGGAACTGTGCCGTCAGTCGACACCGTCACGCTCAAATATATGGACGGGACCGCGGTCAACACCACGGGCTTCACCACTTACACCTCGGGCGGGACGCTAAAACGCGCTTATGGTATTGCAACTCCTTGGGCCGCGGTAACAGATGAGACCGCTTTTCTCCAAGAGATGACCTACGCCCAAACGGGCAATATAATGTATTTTGCCCACCGAAAATTTAAGCCCCAAAAACTTACGCGCACAAACGACACGTCTTGGGCGTTTGCCGATCTTTCACTTCTTCCTGTAACCGAGAACCTAGTCCTTTATGGCTCAGTCGCAAACGACGGCGCTCCCGGTAGCAATGGCGATCAATGGGTTTTGACCTCAGTTGACCCCGATACCGGAGAAGAGAGTCTTTGGTTTTCCGCCGCAGCTGATCCCGACCCCGGTTTAATTGTCGGGACCTCGTCTGATGACTACGCAACAGCCGCAGCGCCGATCACAATCACTTGGGACGGCGGAGACGTCGGCGTCAAGATTTATAAAAGAATCAACGGCGTCTACGGATTTATCGGCATCGTGCCCGCGGGATACCAGTCGTTTATTGATAACGGTATCGCTGCCGACCCGACAGTCCTCCCGCCGTTCTCAACCTATCCGGATTCAAACGACTCAACTCTTTTTGACCCGGAGTTTCCTTGGGGCGCGGGCGCAGGGTCTTATCCCCAGGCCACCGGGTTCTATCAACAGCGCTTAGGTTTTGGAGGTTCGGAAGACGAACCCGAAACCGCTTGGTGGAGTGCGATCGGACTTTTTGAAGGATTTGAAGTTCCGCGAACGTTGCGTGTTGACGACGCGTTTGAATTGACTCTTGCCGGTCGTCAGAGCTGCGAGATCAGGCATTTCATGGATCTCGATCGTCTTCTTACTTTCACCAATGAGAGTGAGCAGACGCTTGATCAACCGCAATCAACTTTCACTTTTGAAACTGTGTCGGTCAACGGCCAGACCTATAACGGAT